GATCTGGTGAAAGATCGTTGAGCCATTCCTCTGTGGACATAAGTGGTTTCTGTTTCGGTATCCTCTTTTTGTCCTTCGACAAAAAGTTTTCCGTCTTGTGTGTAGACATTTACTTCTTTCTTTTTAAATCCTGCTAGTGCTAGTTCTAGTCTCGATTCTACGTTGCTGACCGTGACTAGATTAAATGGTGGATAATTCTTTGTTGTTTCGTGAAGGGCAAACAACCTATCGAAATATTCATCCATTCCAATACTATTCCTATTTATGCGTTCCATCAATGCAGGCAGGTCCGCAGCAGAATACCTTGTGAGGTTTCCCATTATTGTAGCTCCTTTAAAAGCGAGTTTGTGTTTTGTGGACCCCGAAGGCATCCGATATATTTATAACACAACACGAAAAAAGGAGATGTAGTGACAACCACATCTCCTTATAGGGGTTTCCGATTGTAGAGTGTGCCGCACGAAAGACACACAATTATTTATTCTGGCGTCTCTTGTGGTTTTCCCTTCTTACCAATATTGTACTTTTGCTCCAAAACCCACTCACCTTTATCCTTGTATGCAAGAACTTTGATTTGGTTCAAAGGTGCAATGTTTACAACTTGTTCTTCATTCATAACAGAGAGCAGACCCCAATCAGATAGAAGTCGTACAATCCTATTACGTCTTTGAACATCATTCACTGTAAGGTTTGCCCGTTTCCCGTCAAGGGCAAACAACTCTTTGAAATGAACGATATAATACTTTCCCTGCTTGTGCAAAATGTGGCAGGATTGATAGAGTTTCTTTTCTTTTCTAGAGGCAACTCCAATCCTCGTTAGCGTTTCTCTTACTTTCAAAAAATCGTCAGGTTCACCTAAAAGTACCTCCACCATTTGGTCCTGAGACCACTGAACTGTAGGTTCTATCGTAGTCGTCATTTAGTTCCTCCAATATCAAGTCGTTGTTTAATAAATTTGATTTGCTCTGGTGTCAGGATTTTTAAAGCTTGAGATGCTTTTTCATTACTATATCCATAGTATTTTTTGACACATTCTATATCCATGACTTTATCCTTTCGGAGCCAGGGGGAAAATCTTTTTCTTTTCCTCAGACTATTTAGATAAAATGAATATTGCATATCTTTATCAAGAAAGCTATACTTATTCATTTCATTAGCAAACATCACACAATCTAAATGTCCAGATAGACAACGATTAACAATGTATGGAGGATATTGTTTAACAATATCAGGGTTTTCTTTAATAAGGTTTTCCTTATTAAAGTTTATCGAGTTCAACCAATCTTTTAGTTCCATTAAAATCCTCCACGATAAAGCATTTGTTGAAAAAGTTTATTTCCTTTTTTAATATTCTCTTTCCAATCAGATGCAGCATTTTCATCTGCTTTATCTGATATGTATTTAAAACATTTAAAATCAATATTATATTTTCTACATACTTTAGCAATTGCGTATGCTTCCATATCTACTATATCACATTCTATCTCTGGTTGATCAACAGCAAAAGAATCGCCACTCCCAACAACTAAACCTTTTCTACCCATACGAATATCTTCTTCAAATGGAGTTTGACCTAATCTAAATCCAAGTGGACGAACATCCATGTCACGATCAACATATCCAGTAACTTCAACTAAACCAGATATATTTCCTACAGCACCAGCAGTTCCATAATTAATTATTCTTTTTGCTCCAGAATTTATCGCTTCCATTGTAGCAATTGTAGCGTTAACTTTACCACATCCACTTAAATAAATTGTGTGCCCCTCTATTCCCTCAGACTCTTCTGGAAGAGCAATAATAAGAATTGAATTTGACCCGTCTTTCAATTCCATTATTTAAAATACTGCAGTAACACTCACAATTTTAGCACCAGGATTGCGATGAAGAGCAACCTTACGTGCATCTTGATAATCTGTAGCAACTACCTCTTCAGTAAAAGTAGTTCCTGCCTTATACAGTTTGACTTGACATTTCATAATTAAAAAGTAATAGTTCTTTTCTTGCTTTTTGTTCTCTCATATACTCACCGACTGACCTCATTGTGTAGGTCAAATCAAACTCACCAGTTCTCCCCATCTTAAATCTATCCTTTACCAATTGGTCAGAGTTATAACTAATCAACTGAGGCATAAAGCATTCATCACAATCTTTGGCAAACCTATCGTGGTCAAATCCTTTGTGCATTGAACCTTTCTTACCATAAAGATTATCCTTGATATCATATGGAGGATCTAGATAAACAAAGGTATCACCCTCATTGTCCATCAGATAGTCATATGAATAATTAGTAATCTTCCAGTTGGAAATTAGTTGCGAATATACTGGGAGTTTTTCAATTCCTCGCAATGAGAAGTTGGAGTCACTTGCTTGTTTTGAGAAAGAGGACGATTCGGTGAGACCACTAAAAGAGCACTTATTAACAATATAAAAACTGATAGCACGCCATAGAGCGTCATTATTGGATTCATCGTTTAGATACTCCTTTGAGTCTAAGAATAAAACTTTTGCAGAAACAGGGTCAGGGTATCTAGACTTGAGTTCTTGCAATTTAGTTTTCATCTCTGGTCCAAACATCTGCAGTTGCTGCCAGAAGTTAACTAGAGGTTTATATAAGTCATTAACCCAAATCTTCAAATGGGGATACTTTTTGGTGATATGCAGAGCAACACTACCGCCACCTAGAAAAGGTTCTCTAAACTCCTTGTATTCACGAAGGTCAGGAAAGTAAGGGTCTATCTTTTTTACTGCTCTACTTTTACCGCCAGGGTAACGCAACATAGTTTTGTAAGATTTCAACTTATCCATATAAGTTCAGTATCAACGTTTTCATTTACCAAATCTAATCATATGAACAAAAACTCCAGTCATGGTATCTAGACTCTTAGACATTTTACGATATCCAGTTCCAATATAAATCTGACCAGAAACAACTGCAACAGTTGCAATACCCCAAAACCAATAATACCAATGCGTTTTTATTTGGTGGGATTTACGGGATTTATTTACTTGATTTTTCATTGTATGTTATGATAATACGTTTTGCACTTTTTCCATGGGAATCAATGATTAGTTGTTTTACCATAGTTCCTCCCAACAGTTCAACTGCATCCCTCAAATTATTACTTGCAATAATAATATCTGCTTGTTTTTGTGTGATCATTTGAATTCGCACTCCACCATAATTTCAGTAAGGCAAGCAAGCATATTTATCTCTTGATCCGCAACGAACGCCATTTGATACTGATACTTAGCAAGAGTAAGCACAGCAGCAGGAATACAATTCGGAACCATGGAATCATAACAAGCATCGTAAATACGACGCAATAAGACAGAAGTATCATTGTCCAGGTTATTGACAACCCATTTACGTACTTCGGGAAAATCTTTTTCCTTAAGTTTCTTAACCAAGTCATTTACTTTTACATCACTAAAGGTTGCAAGAATGCCTGAGTCAATCTTACCACTTGAAGAGTAACGCTGGCATTCGTTAAGAACACGACGCCAATCTGGAAAGTGTTTGTTGATCAGTTCTATCAAGACCTTGTTATCATATTCAACACCTTCTGTAGCCAAGATTTCTTGGATTCTTTGGAAGAACTTTGCTGCGAGTTGGGGTTTATTTTTGGAGTTGGAGGAAAAATCAATACAGGCGCATCGGGAATGAAGTGGTTCGAGGATTTTGTTTTTGTAGTTGCAGGTAAAGATGAATCTGCAGTTGCTAGCAAACTCCTCAATAAACGCCCGTAAGCAGAGTTGTACATCGTTCGTCGTGTTATCTGCCTCATCAATGATGATGACTTTGTGTTTTGCAGTTGAAGAAAGCGAGACGGTCGAAGCGAAATTCTTCGCATTGTTTCGGACAGTATCCAAGAATCGTCCCTCATCGGACCCATTGATGACATAAAAATCTACTCCTAGTTCATTACACAGTGCTTTTGCTACAGTAGTCTTTCCACACCCAGCAGGTCCTGCAAGGAGTAGATTTGGTACTTCACCTTTATCTAGGAAGTCTTGGAAGGTCTTCTTAATATTTGTCGGTAAAATACAATCTTCAATTGTTTTAGGGCGATATTTTTCTACCCACAGAAACTCATTTCTGTTCATTTACTTTCCTCAATTCAAAAGAACCATCTTTGTTGTCGATCCATTCTAACATATCTCCTTCTTTCCATCCAGTTGCTTCTACTATTTCTGGTGTGAAAGTTAGGATACCGTCATCACTTACGGTTAGTGTAGTTTTCATATCCATTCAGGTTTACGGTGGGGCAATCGAAGATAGTTGTCTGTTACCCATTGTTTAGATGCAATATACATCTTGTACTTTGTGTAGATATCAATTGTAGTATCATACTTAAATTCATCAGGACCAGCAAAGACAAATGGTTTAGTATCCTTGCCTGATCGCCCTTGAGGATCTGCCGTAGGCAATATCTCACGCGCTGCACAGAGGGTTAGGAAGCATGTATGAACCTTACCATACCTAGCAGCATACTCTTCACACAGGGCGAACCCATGAGCAAGCAACCAATTCCAGTTGTTCACAAAATCATTTGCCCAGATGGTACAGGGGTGATTACGAAAAGCACCCTTCTCAGTAGCATAGGGAGTGCCGTCTGCTTTGGGAAGGGTGCCGAAACCATGACCCCATTTATCAGAACATACAATAGCAAGCATCTGGCAAGTCTCTAGGGGCATCTTGACGATGTGCTTGTCAGGGAGAACTACAGCAGACTTATATGGA